TCCCAAACGCGATTTGTTGAATGCCACCACATTTTATCCCCTTTTTTAACGTTATAAATTGCTCTAAACATAGGTAATCTTGATAATGGAACATTACATCTATATTTATCTAAAGGATGAGGATTTGATTTAAGTTGTGCTTCAATTGCCTTTTTATTAATTTTTTGTCTTTGTTGAAACGCGAAATATACAAAAAATGCTTTAAATGATAAATCTTGTATAGGCAAGATATCTTCATTTTTTAATTGAAAATCTCTTAAATATTCTCTGCATATAGTTAAACCTGAAATATCTGCTAAATCTTCTCCAATTGTTGCAGCTGCATCAAAAACTATACCATCGTATGATGCAAATTTCTCATATTGCTTAATAACATCATTTTGTATTGCTTTAAAAATTTTCTTATCTTTTGCTGTCCACCAGTCGTTTAGCTTACCATATTCATCATATTGACTACCCCAATCATCTAAAGAATGTGACATTTCGTGACCTAAAGTAAACCCTATATGAGCCAAATTATATTCTATACCTCTTTCATCTAAATCAACAAATGGCTTTTGTATATAACCTAATGGTATGTAAATACCATTTTTAGTAGGAGTATATGATGCATTTACTACATAAACTTGAGTGCTAATAAATTTAGGTGGTAGTTGTCCCCAGTCAATCACTGGTATATCTATAATAGGACCTCCTTCAAGCTCTATTGCCCTATCAGTTCTCCAATGTGCAACTTTAAGCATGTTATACCATAAATCATTTTCTAAATAGTCAATATACGGGTCTTCACGTAAATTCGAAGGATGACCAATTTCAAACTTAAAATGAAGCAATTTTTTAATAGCCTTTTCTTTTGTTTGTGGTTGTAACCAGTTATTTCTTGTAATAATCCGTATAAATACAGTTTTTAAATCTTCTGCCATTGTTTTTACATAATTTATTACCTTTTCATTTTTGTATTGTTCAATATACTTCATTGATAAATGTGTATTATATGCAAAACATAATGGGAATATTTTAAATACTTCAATATCAACTGATTTTTCCATTCCTCGAACATACTTTCCTTGAAAATTAAAATATATATCTCTTCCTTCTAATATAAATCTAGTTATTTGACGAATAAATATATATACCCAATATGTTTTCCATTCATCAGTATTCCAATTTTTTTTTAGTAAAGTTGTAATACATTTCATATAGTTAATATCTGGCGTAATAAAAAATTCTGGTGTTGTTTTGAACCCCAGCTCGTGAGAGAAAACCTCCCAATTGATTCCTAATTTTTTGAAGGATTCATCTTTTGTAATTTTATTGTATGTACTAATCTCCTCTTCTGGCTGGTTATCATCGCATACAAAAGAGTTCACTATTTGTTGTTCTATTTCAAATACATGGTTAACATTATATTTATGATTTTTTCCGAAAATATATTCAAAAATTTTACGTAAGTAACTTATATATTCTTGTCTGTATTTTTTTTTGTATTCGATATTAGTACCATCATCAAAATAAATATTCAAATCAATAATAGAAAGTTGAGGTCCTGTTAAATAACACCTGTATTTATCAGGATGTTTATCGTCTGGGTTAATAGTCCACATAATAGGTGACCCCCAAGATATTATTTCATTACGGTTTATGTATCCTAATAATTTCCATAGGCCATTTTCTTTTTTACAAATAGAATCTATATAGCTTACATACTGGTCACAATGACTAGTTAATATACTTTTTTTGGTTTTTGAAATATCGGTAGATATATAATATTTTTTTAAATTTAATGTAAATTTATCATTATTATGTTTGATTTCTTCTTTAACAATGTTTAATACATCTCTATATACTTTATCTTGAACTAATCTAAAATTGTCAATTTGCACAATATATTTTAGTTCTTCATTTGTATTGTAAGAGTTTAACCATCTGTCATTAATATAAGAATAAAAGTTATTTTCTGGTGTAATATTTGAAGGATTCACAGATTTTTTTAAATCCTTTATAATTTGCTTTTCCAAATTATAATTAGTTGATAGAAAATTTATGCCATTCTTTTTAAATGCCTCTTCTACTTTATCTTCAAATGTATCATATGTGTTACTATTTAAACATTTACTATTATTCATTATTTTAACGGTATCCATAATATACAAATATAAAATTATTTTGCATACTTGTTTTGTTATTATCATTTATTCATTTTCCTAAATATTGTGATGTAATTCATAAAAATAAACATGTTTATTAACATAAATGCAAAACTTAATTTATTTCTAAAGAATAATTCTGAAATATTATTTAAAATTATAAAATAATAATAATAATAAATGAATACGATAGAAGATATTAAACATGCATTTTATATTAACTTAGAGGAAAGAACAGACAGAGAAGAACACGTTAAAGAACAATTAAAGACTATTGGTATTCACGCAGAACGATTCAACGCAATAAAGTTACAAAATGGAAGAATTGGTTGTAGTGTGAGTCACTTAAAATGTTTAGAAATTGCAAAGAAGAATCAATGGGACCACGTTTTAATAATAGAGGATGATATTCAATTTTTGTCTCCAGAATTGTTTAAAAAACAAATAAATAAATTTCTCCAAAATCAAAAGGTATTTGATGTGTTATTAATTGCCGGCAATAATATACCTCCATATCAAAAAATACGCGACTATTGTATAAAAGTTAGTAGATGTCAAACTACTACAGGTTATTTAGTTAAACAACATTATTATGACACATTAATATTAAATATAAGAGAAAGTATAAGTTTATTAATGAAAAATCCCTCAAATCATATAACATATGCAATTGATAAATTTTGGTTTAAATTGCAAGAAAAACACGATTGGTATTTAATTACTCCTTTAACGGTTATTCAGAGAGAAGATTATAGCGATATTGAAAAAAAAAATACAAATTATTCAAAACTAATGACCGACTTAGATAAACCTTGGTTATTTCAACTAAACAAATAATATAAATTTATTTTATTCTAATCACAATTTTCTTCAATAATTAATAAAGTTTTTGTTTTCGTTTTCTTTTCTTTAACCTTAGCAACTTCTTTAACTTTTGTAGTGTCTTTAACTTTTGTAACTTCTTTAACCTTAGCAACTTCTTTAACCTTAGCAACTTCTTTAACCTTAGCAACTTCTTTAGCTTTTGTAACTTCTTTAACCTTAGCAACTTCTTTAACTTTTGTAGTGTCTTTAACTTTTATAACTTCTTTAACCTTTGCCTTTTTTTGCACTTGAGTTTTAGTATCAGGTTTTTTACTTATGTTGTGATGTTTATTCATTGTAGACATTTTGCTTAAATAACTTGTAAATTTTATCTGCGTTTTTGGAACACAATTCTCTGTAGCGCCAATTATACAACACGCAACGTGTTGCGTTAAGTCCCAGTTTACTGTATTTATATTGTTATTAATTATATCTGCATCGCATAAATAACTTGATGCTTTTGAAATATTATCTAGTGTTTCTGCATCATTTATCATTTTAATATTATTTAAAATATAATTTTCTTGAATCATCAACGGTATTATATTACAATCTGCCCAAAATAATTCATATTTATCTTTTAAATTAAGAGTCTGAGATAATAATAACTTTGTAACATCAAAAATATTTGTTTGAATTTTATCTTTAGTTCCTAATGGTTTATTTTGATATAGTTGAATATTATTCAAACAACTTCGAATATCATACCCTGATTCTTCTATCATATTTTTTAATTTTTTTTCAGAAATGATTATTTTTTCTGACTTGACAATATGTGTAATAAACTTTAAAATATCATTTTGTGGAGGAATATAGAATTTGAAGTCTAGACAATAAATAAGTATAGGTTTTAATTCTTGTTCATAACGATTATTGCACGTAGCTATAACAGGTATCAATGTATATCTTAAGCATTCTAGTATAGTAGTAATAAAACAGTGGTCGTGAAAACAATCAATATCATTTATTACAAGAATATTCCTTTTCCCAAATAAAGATAATTCATTTTGTAAACATGGTAAAATTGAATTTTTAATATATTCTTTATCTTGTTTTTCATTAGTTGAAATATAAATTGGATTTAAGTCATATTTTTTAATTAGTAATTCAACAGATAATGTTTTTCCTATTCCAGATGGCCCAAAAAGTAGTGCGCATATTTCTTTTGTATTGGTTTTATTCCAAGTTTCAAACCATTTATTCAAATTATTTATTAATTGTTTATTACCAACAAAACTATTAATATCTATAGGTTTATATTTTATACTTAACATTTGGTATTATATTGGTATTATATTGGTATTATATTGCCAATATAATAAATCATTTTTATTTATTTATAAAATAAAAACTTAAAAATTAAATAAATAAAAGTATAATGATTACTTGTAACTTAAAGGGTGGATTAGGAAATCAATTATTTCAAATTTTTACAGTAATTCGTTATGCATTAGTAAATAATAAAGAAATTAAATTTATAAACAAAAAGGTTCTAGGCATACCTAATATTAATACAACACAAAGAAGGACTTATTGGAATTCATTTTTAGATAAGATAGATAGTAAATTTTTAATGGACGAATATCCGGATATTCAAAATATATATAGAGAGAAATCATTTGAATATAATGATATTAGCCCTAGCGAATTTAATAGTCAAATTATTATGTTAGATGGGTATTTTCAAAGTTATTTATATTTTCAAGATAATTTTAATCATATCACTACATTTTTATCAATAGATACCAAGAAAAAAGATACAATTAAAAAAGCATTAAAATATCATTGTGCAAATTCTATTCAAAACTGTGTTAGTATGCATTTTCGTTTAGGAGATTATAAAAACCTTCCTCAATTTCATCCTATATTAGGATATGAATATTACAAAAAGTCACTTGATAACATATTGTCATATGATTCAAGTATTAAAAATGTATTATATTTTTGTGAAGATGACGACCTTGATTCTGTAAATATAACAGTTGAAAAATTAAGGTCTGATTTTCCTGATTTGTCTTTTAATAGGGCGTCAAGTTATTTAAATGACTGGGAACAGATGTTGTTGATGAGTAATTGTAATCATAATATAATAGCAAATAGTACATATAGTTGGTGGGGTGCATATTTTAATACAAATCAAAATAAAATTGTTTGTTATCCATCAATTTGGTTTGGCGATTTTTTAAAGTATCACAACTTGAGAGATTTGTTTCCTCCAGAATGGACAAAAATTTCATTATAATTACTATTATGCATATTATTTAGTATCGTATATAGTGTAAGTTATATTTTATGTTGTAATTATATATGATACAACATAAAAGCGTAGGTTATATATTTTTATAAAAGAAGAATTTTTTGTTTGAATGTAGTATGTTTTAATTGTTCTTTAGTTATATTTTTACAATATGAAATAAGTTCATTTACAATTATATTTATATTTTTATTTTTATTTTTTTTATATTTTTTCATTATTTCTGGTTTTAGGTTATGTTCTAATAAACCATTTCTATTCTTTGAGTTTAATGCATCTGTAACTTGTTGTTCAATGTTAAATTGTGTTTGTAAATTCTGTAATATATCACAAGCTACATGAATCGCAATAATAATATTATTAAAATAAGCTTCTTCTCCTTTGCTATTATAAGTTTCTAATTTATTATATTCTTTACTAATAAATGAATCTGGTAAAAAGGTTGCGTGCATTTTCATCAATACAAATGTTTGACAAAAATGGTCTGTGTTCATTTTTTGGATACCTTCTTTATAAGAATCCCATAATTTTATACCATCTACAGTACAAGTGAAATGAGTACCATGTTTGGACCCATAAAATATTTTTGGTTTGCCAGGCACAAAATTTTCTTTATCTGGATTTTGTGGTCGTAATACTTGAACGACTTTTATCGTTTGACCTGATTTTATATTCAGAATATCTTCTACATATGTTTCATATAAAGACCCTCCAATCAATTCAATTAAAAATGAAAGAGATGCCTCTAAATCATCTTCGCCTTCTGTAGACGTAAAAATTGCAGTGGGTCTTTTGTTACTTTTACTAATTATTTTGTTACTTTTACTAAATCTTTTGTTGCTTTTACTAATTCTTTGATTACTTTGTCTAGTTCTTTGATTACTTTGTCTAGTTCTTTTATTAATTTGTCTAGTTATTTTATTACTTTGACTATTTATTTTGCTACTTTGACTATTTATTTTGCTACTTTGACTAGTTATTCTTTTTCTTTTTCTTGTATTTGTATTTTGTATTTTATCCATTATATATTATATAATTATTAATAATAGTATTTGTCTATATAAGCAAAACTAAATTTGGGTTTTATAGAATATTTATTTATAATTTATTAGAAATCTTCGGTTAACTGAAAAATATCATCTGTTTTATTTTTATTAGCTAATGCATATTCTGGATTTTTACGATCAAAAAAGTTTGTTTTACTTTCTAAACTAATAAGTTCCATAAAATCAAAAGGATTTGTTGAATTATAAATTTTTTCGTGTCCTAACTGTAAGCATAAACGATCCGCGATAAATTGAATATATTGTGTCATTAAGTTTGAATTCATACCAATTAAACGACAAGGTAATGCCTCGCATATAAACTCAGATTCAATTGAAACAGCTTCTTTAATAATTTCATAAACCCTAGATTTTTTCAATTTATTGACTAATTTATTATACAGTAATACTGCAAATTCGCAATGCAATGCTTCATCTCTAGAAATTAATTCATTTGAAAAAGTCAATCCTGGCATAATGCCTCGTTTTTTCATCCAAAAAATACTACAAAACGCACCACTAAAAAATATACCTTCTACACACGCGAATGCAATAAGTCTTGTTGCAAAACTGCTTCGGTTATCTTTAATCCATTTCTGTGCCCAGTCAGACTTTTTTTTAATACAAGGAAAATTATTAATAGCATTGAAATATTTATCTTTCTCAACATCATTTTTAATATATGTTTCAATTAACAAACTATATGTTTGGCTATGAATATTTTCCATTGCAATCTGGAAACCATAAAATGCACGTGCTTCTGAAACTTGAACATCGTTCATAAAACGAACAGCTAAATTTTCTAATACGATCCCATCACTAGCAGCAAAAAAGGCCAAAATCATAGATAAAAAATATTTCTCAGGCTCACTTAATTGTTCCCAATCATTCATATCTTTTGATAAATCAATTTCTTCGGCGCGCCAAAAACAATCCACCTGTTTTCTGTACATTTCCCAGATATCTTGATATCTTATTGGAAACATAACAAATCTGTTATCATCAGGGATTAATAGTGGCTCGTTTGATATTTTAGACATCCTAAATAATATATAATGTAGATTTTATATTTATTTATTATATTTAATAATAAAATAGTTGTTTTAATTAAGAATGAAGATTATATATTCTACAAAATATTTAGAAGAAAATGATAACAAATTAATAAATATACAACAACAAATAGAGAGAAAAAAACAAATGTTATTGAAAAAACAACAAGAGTTGAAAAATTTATTAACTCATAATGAATACCTAGAAGAGATACATAAGGATTATTATAAATATAACAACATAATTATTAAGCAAAAACAAGAACAAATTCACGCTTTAGAAGCTTTAGATAAATATATTAAAGAACTTAAAGAACAAAATCAATTAACACAATACAATATTGAAGATGCAAAATATGAACAACAAGAAATAATGAAAGAATTGCATATGTTAAAATATAGTTTAGATAAAATTATTATGTAGGTAATTTATATAAATATAATGTCAACTACAGATAATCCAGATTTTATTACTGAGTTTGACCAAAAATTAGGAGAGTTAATAAATGCACAACAAACATATGAAGTTAAGTTAGGCGATATTGAAACAAAGAATAAAGAATGGAGAGAAGGATTGGAAAATATAGTAAAACTAATAACCACAAAGGTTACAACTATTATTGAAGATTTTAAGTCTTCTAAAGGTAATTATACAAAACAGTATAAAGAAAGATTTGCTAAATACATGAAAACATTGAATGAGTTAATCTCTCAAATTAAGACACAAGAAAATAAATTACAACCTTATAAAGATACTGATGAAGGAAAATCTTTTCTTGACTTAATTAAAAAACTTGATAAAATTATCGAGGGGCAACCTAGTGAAACTACTGGTGGCAGGAAAAAAAAAACTATGAAGCATAAAGGTGGTTATACATATAGTAAGCATAGTAAGCATAGTAAGCATAGTAAGCATAGTAAAAAAACATATAACAGTAAATAATAATTTATGTTCGTTTATTTTAGTTTAGAAAGCATACCTCTTAATGTAGGCATTATTCTGCAATTATTAGGCCATTTTTTAGTGCTTTGCCATAAAATGATGGATCTTATTTTTTTTCTCTCATTCCATATATTTTGTTTTAATTTATAAATTTTTTTCCATGTTCTTTGAATTATTTTTAACCAGATAGTTTTAATAATGCATATTCTTTCACCACAAGGTAATATAAAACACTGTGTTATTTCAGGACGAATATAATTTATATTTGCAATGATGTTTTTATAATTTCTAATAAAAACATGATTAAGGTTCATTCTAACACTTTCAATTGCATATATAGAATATTTTCTATAATTATTTACAGTACTATTTATACTTTTAAAAAAATGTTCCAAATCATTATTATAATTATTTATATAGTCAAATGACTGCAATATAATAAAATATGAATTTAAATTAATGATGTTACCATTTATATTGCGAGACCCGTGTAAATTACTATTATAAATTTCTGGTATTACTATATAATATTTATTTAAATTATAATTAATAGTATTAATTGATGTATTAGAAAACTCACTTGAGCTAAATTCATTATCAGAATCGTCAGAGTCATTCAACGCATCGAAATCATCAAAGTTAAATAACATATTATGTAATATTATATTTAACTAAATTAATAAACAAAAAGAATCAATTTTTTTAGATTTATATAATATAATAATGATTCTAACTAATTCAATCCGTAAGTTTATAAATAATAAAAAAACATTAATAATTTTATCGTGTATAGTATATTTAAATTTAATTGGATATGTTGTAATGAAAGATTTTTCAGCAATCATTTATTTTATTTTGTTATCTATTTTAACTTCTTTCTTTAGTCAAAACTTAGTAATTATTCTTGGTATTCCGTTCATTTTAGTAAATTTATATATGGCAAATACAATGTTAAATAGTTATTCAACAAAACAACTAAAGGAAGGTATGGAAAATAAAGATAAAGATAAACCTGAACATAAAAAAACAGATTTAAATACAACGGATAAGTTATTAGGACTTCCTATTACTCCTTTAGAACATAATGAAGACCCTGTAACGAATGATACTAGTGAAGTTATTAATGACGAAAATTTTGAAGTTGGAAGAAGTAAAAAAAATAACAATGGCTATAATATTGATTATGCCTCTACAATTGAAGACGCATACGACCAACTGAATAAAATATTAGGAAGTGATGGTATTAAAAGACTAACTGAGGATACTCAAGGTTTAATGAAACAACAGATGCAACTAGCAGAATCCATGAAACAAATGGGGCCTATGATTGCCGGAATGAAACCATTATTAACACAAGCAGAAGGGTTACTTGGAAACATGGGAGATAATAAAAGTAGTTTAGGTAATTTAGTTAGTATGGCAAAACAATTTACATCAAGTGCGATAAATACGACAAAATAGTAAATAATTATATTTTCATATTATATAACGTAAAATATGAAAAAATGCCCTCAAGGTGTAATATGCATTGAAAATTTTACAATGGTAATAATAATAATAGCACTCATTATATTATTATATGTATCATATGTTTTTTTGATAAAACAAAAAGAAGCAACTCCTATAAGAGAAACTACACCATCTATGATACAACAACCTAATATAGAAAGAGATTACTCAAACCCGTATTTTTTGAATAATAGTTTTATTCAACAACCAGTACCAGGAGATGTTTTATTGAACCCATATATACCACCTGCAAGAGTTATGCCTATAAATATTTCAACAAATGTTGGTGCGGTTGATACTTCTTATATACAAGTTGGTATATTAAACCCAATACATAAATCAAATAAAGATAATATATTGCCATTAATGGGAAGACCTGTATTTACAAATCGTAATTTATGGCAATACTATACTGTAAGTAATCAATATAATAACGTTAAATTACCAATTACAATTAAAGGTAAAAGTGCATCAAATGAATATGGTGTAGATAGATTGTATGGCGGAGATACTGTTCGAGTAGAAGGATTGAATGATGTATATAGAGCTACTATATATGATACTGATACTATAAAATACTTACCATTTATCTGATAGTTCTTTAGTTACTATGTTAATTTCATTATTTTCGTCTTTGTTGTCTTGTTCGTCTTTTTCGTCTTTGTTGTCTTGTTCGTCTTTTTCGTCTTGTTCGTCTTTGTCGCTTGTTTCATCTGTGATAGGTTCATAATTTAGTTCGGGAGATTTGGAAGTAGTAAGAATATCAGCGTGAACTGATGTTTGTTCTTTTTTTATTATTTCATCGATATATGTTTTAATTTTATCTAAAATTTTATCAGACAAATCATGAGTAATCTTATTAATTAAATTACTCAAATCATATTTTTTTATAATTAGTTCTGTTATATCTGATTTTTCTGCATTCTTTTCTTCAATAGAGAGAGGCATATCTGGAGCCTTAGTTATTGTTTCTTGAGAAACCTCTTGTTGGGACTCCATGATTGGTTCAAGGGTTGTATCTTGTTGGGTCTCCATTATTGGTTCAGGGGAAACCTCTTGTTGGGTCTCCATCATTGGTTCAGGGGCTGTCACTTGTTGGGTCTCCATTGTTGGTTCTGGGGATATTTCTTGAGAAATCTCTTGAGAAACCTCTTGTTCTTCTGGTGTTGTTTCTTGTCTGGACTCTATTGTTGTTTCAGGGGTTATTTCTTGAGAAGATTCTGATGTTGTTTCCGGAGGCGTCTCTTGATTTGTATCTAAATGAGTAGTTGGGGTTGTCTCTAGAGAAACATCTGGTCTTGTTTCTAATAGTATTTCCTTTGAAGTTTCATTCAATATTGGGGTTTTAAATTCTTCTTTCTCTCTACTTTTATATTTTAAATTTTTTTTAATTGTTTTATTAGATAAATAAGAAGGTTTAATTTTTCTAAATATATTATTTTTAATAGTTTTACCTTTAGTTAATTTCATTCTATATAAATAATTTATATTTTTATTTATATAGTTATATAAATGGAAAATATCAAATCAATGAATATTACAAAAACAAATGTTTATGGAAATTGTGATTTAAAATGTGCATATAATTATAATTATAATCAAAGTAATTCAATTGTAAAAAATAATGGTGATTCTATCAGTTTAACTTATGATAAAGGGCATACCTCACAAGTTATATTTAATAATCAAAAGTATTATGTATCAAATATTAAAATATATTCACCATCAATAAATATATACAATGACTTAAATACAAATGCAGAAATGATAATTGAACATTCACCAGAGTTAGGCGGAGAAAATTTATTTGTATGCATACCAATTACTAAATCGTCACAGTTAACTGAAACATCAAATGTATTAATAGAAATAATAAATAAAGTCTCCGCAAATGCACCAAGTAATGGAGAGATTACTAACTTAAATATACCTAATTTCACTCTCCAAAATTTTATACCTAACAAACCCTTTTTTAACTATACATCAGAAAGCGGGTTAATAGGTCAAGTAATTGTATTTTCAATATTTGATGCGATTACACTAACACCAAAAATATTACAAAAATTAAATAGTATTATTACTCCGTGTCATTTGATAACAAAGGGCAATCATTTGTTTTTTAATCCAAATGGCCCGAATTATAACAATAATGGGGGCGAACAAGGTATTTATATATCTTGTCAGCCAACAGGAAATTCAATTGAAAAAAAAGATGTAACATATATAAATACAACCGCAACAACAAACTACGATATTGACTTAAGCCAAAATGTAAAAATGTTTATTAAACTATTAATAGGAATAATTATATTTATTGTTATATTAATAATTATAAATGTTACATATAAATATTTCACAACATCCAGTAAAAACATAAATATGAATAGTGTAAATTAAATAGGTGATGCATCGTGTAGTTTTTCTAAAAGTGGTGTATAACTAGATTTTACTAAAGTAGACCCAGTTTGTAATATTGGTGCCATTTTACTAACAACTTCTTGTTCTAAAGTGTATGGGAACTGATTAAATGCAGTAAATTGAGACATTTTTTTTTCTTCAGTAGGCATGTATTTTTTTAAAGAATCAATGCCTGTGATAATTGAAGAACGTCTTACTAAATCAAATGCAACGAATAATGAAAGAACTGCTAAAATAGGATTTGCATACATAAATAATGCAATAATAATCATAAATATGAATATTTTACCTACGACAGTATCTACTAAGTTAGCAAGTGGTTCTGGCGTAGGATAACCCATAATTAAATAAACTGCAAATAAAATTCCTAACAATAATTCGCCAATTTTTTGCTTTTTAAAAATATTTGAAAGACGTTCCATATATCATAATATTATATTTTATTTATTTATAATATTGATATAGATATAATAATCTATAATATAGAGAGAAAGATAAAAATGAATTCATATTTAGGGCAAAAAGGATATACTATCTTAAAAAAGGAAATTACAAATGAGCAACAAAATAAGATTAAGTTGGATTTAACAATCAAGCCATATACTCCTGGTTCTTTAAATACTGTATCTACTACATTTCCTTCATATAGAGAATCAAATAAGAAAATTTACGTTCCTCAATATTATGGTATAAATAATTTTGGTCCGCCTAAAACAATAAATATTCCTGAAGGCACAGATATAAATTTGATTTTTAACGGTTCATTAAGAGAATATCAAAAACCTGTTGTGCAAAAATATATTGATTATGTAACAAAAGTAAATTATGGGTCAGGATTATTAGAACTCTATTGCGCTTGGGGTAAAACAAGTGCATCTCTTTACATAATTAGTATGTTAAAAAAGAAAACACTCGTTATTGTTCACAAAGAATTCTTGATGAATCAATGGATAGAGAGAATTCAACAGTTTTTACCTACTGCAAGAATTGGAAAAATCCAAGGACAACTTATCGATATTGATGATAAAGATATAGTTATTGCCATGTTACAAAGCTTAGTTTTAAAAGATTATCCACAAGAAATATTTTCTACATTTGGTTTAACTATAATTGATGAAGTTCATCATATATTCAAGTCAAACTTTTCAAATGCATTATTTAAAGTTGTAACTAAAAATATGTTAGGGTTATCTGCAACAATGGATAGAAAAGATGGAACAACTAAGGTATTTAAGATGTTTTTAGGCGAAGTAATCTATAAAGCAGTTAAAAAAAGCGAACACGATGTTGAAGTAAGAGCTATTACATATAAAACAACAGACGAAGAATTTAACAATACGATATTAGACTATAGAGGAAATCCACAAATCAGTTCAATGATAAGCAAACTATGCGCATATAATCGAAGAACAGAATTTATAATAAAAGTTATAAATGAGTTTATACAAGTGAGTGACGTAGAGAAAACCGTGATACAAGAACATAAAAAGTATATGGATTCGCAAGTACAATATTGCAAAATATGTAATAAAAATGATAACTATTTAGTCAAAAATATATGTTGCAATATTGTAAGTTATTGTTTATTGTGTATGGATGAAGTTGTAAAAAGTTCTAAAATTACAAAAAATACAACTTCTTCTGGTGCTAGTTTAAAACAAAGACCAAAGTGTCCTGCCTGTTTAAAAAGTTTAGCATATGAACAAAATTATATTGAAAATCCGTATGTTAAACCAATCACACATACACATACTATTGTTATGTCTCATAACTTAAATATTTTGGAATACATATATAATAAATTTGTTTGTAAAAATTATGCATCTGTTGGATTTTATATTGGTGGAATGAATGAACAACAGTTAAAGAAAACGGAGAAAAAACACATAATATTAGCGTCTTATTCAATGTGTAGCGAAGGCTTAGATATTCCAAGTTTAACAACTGAATTTTTAATAACTCCAAAGACAGACATTATACAAATAGTTGGAAGAATATTAAGAGCAAAGCACGAGACAACCACTCCCGTTATTTATGATTTTGTAGATGCACACGATATATTTCAAAGGCAATGGTTAAAAAGAAAATCATATTATAAAAAACAAAATTATAACATAATTGGAACAAATAGTAATGACTATCAAGTAGATACAACAAAATGGTTAACTATTTTTGGAAGTAGTATGAATGATAAAGATGATAAAGATAATGATAATGATAATGATAATGATAATGGAAAAGGTTTTACTGGTAAATGTTTAATACCGGTAAAAAAATGTAATGTAAATATTGAAAAATAGTATGTTGTATAGGTTAGTATAAGTATTTAGTGACCTTGTGAAGGCGAACCACTCATTGTATATTTATTGAAATTATCTACACAATTAGTACAATTAGGCAATACATTAATAGGAGGAGGATTTGCTAATCCTAATTGACTAGATGATAGAACACCACCTACTGAAAAAGATGGAGTATTTGGGAGATTATTTTGATATTGTGAATATCCTCCTCGTTGTCTACGACGACTATATTTATTTACTTTTTTACTATTACGATGTTTACTACCTGCAAAAGTTCTACCAATAGACCTATTGTTATGTCTACTAGCAAAATGTCTAAGACGTTGTTTAATAGAACGAGTAACTTTGCTTTTGCGATTCATCTTCTTATATTTTTTAGTGATATTTTTAATTTTATTTTTAATTTTATTTTTAAATTTTTTAGCACCTCCTTTAAATAAACAAATATCCGGAACTATACCAGCAGCAGCATCAATATTATTTTTTGCGCCAGATAACCCTGGCAAACCAGGAATTTCATTTGAACTAAAATTTGCTGGATTATTTGAACTGTATTTATTCACAAAATTAAGGGTTCCTCCATATGGGTCTAAACTTCCATAACCTAAGTTGGAATTACTTGAACCTAATGACATATATATGTTATACAAATATTTTATAATTACTCAATTGTTGTAAACTCACAATTTCATCCGCATTATTTGCTACACTTACTGGGAACCATTTTTTGAACTTGTAACTATATGAACATTTCATTGTGATTTTTTTATATAAATTTACAAATTTATTTACATCAATATTTTCAAACTCTTCTTCAGTATCACTTTCTTCAATTAAATCAATATTTGAATTTTCTTTTATATTTCTAAATAAATAATTCATCATTACACTAGTTTTAAAATCAGGTATTAACGCAATATTATAGTTTATCAATTCAGTGTTAGTATTATCAAAACAATATAAATAATAAATATCATATTTGATATCTGGACGAACTTCAAACACAAATGATTTATTCTTAACATTATTCAAATTAGGGTTCTTAGTAGCATTGTCGTATTTATTAGTTTGCTTATTATCATTCGTTTGCTTATTATCATTCGTTTTTTTATTATCATTAGTTTGCTTATTATCATTTGTTTGCTTATTATCATTCGTTTTTGTATGACTATTTATTTGATTATTATCATTGTTAATTGTTATATTCTTTAATATATGTATGTTTTTATATAAAATAGTATCTGTATAATTGATACTATCAAATGAACGTAATTGAATAGAGTAAATGTTATATTTTAAATTATTTAACTCTTCAAAATCAATATTATTTGTAATAAATGGTAATCCAAAAATAATATTACACGGAGGTATTTGTGTAATATTATTTTTTAATAAATCACTAATATGTTTTATTTTGTCAAACCAATTATAGTATGATATATCTTCGCCTTTATAGTAAAATATATCTTCAATCGAAAAAAATCTGGTCGTTGAAACTTTAAATATAGTACCATATAAAATTGTTCCAACTAATACTTCATCAAATACACAGTTGCATTTTCTTATGATACTTATTTTTTTTTCATTTAATTCCATAATATAACATAAATTTTTATCATTGTATTTAGTAAACCAAGCAAAAAATTTTTTACCATATGGTATTGCTAAACAAAAATCATAGTTATAAACTTTCTTATGTATTATATTTTCATAAGAAAGTTTAATGTTTGGAAAAATAGTCAATAAGCGTTTATCTTCTGTTGATATCATCATCTTTATATTCATATTTTATTTATTTGTCTTTATATTCTTTATAAATAATTTGAATATGATAATTTGCTTGGTTCAATAATATTGTCTAGTTCGTCCGCTTCTTTTTTTAGCTGAGTTTTCAAAAAATTCTTTAATTCATCCTTCATTGTTAGTTTATCTTCTATTGGTTTCATATTATGGGTCGTATCTTTATTGGAATTAATTATATTATAAATATTTTCATATTGGTGGTTTGATGTATTTACTAAATCTTTTATTTTAGGAACAGTTAAATTACTTTTGAAAAAATTAATTAAATTATGAACTAAAAATATTAATATAATAGATATTATCGTAACTTGAATACTCCAAAATAACATATACTAATATTATATTAGTTTAATAATAATTAAAACACATTACATTTTTCTCCCATTCTAAAAATCTTCAATCGGTGTAAAAATCAAATATTTGGGAAAACAATTTAAATAATAACGGTTATTATTACACAGTAATAAATATGAATACGCCAAAATTATTAAATATTATAATTGTTGAAAAAACAGGACAATTAAAAATATTATCTGTGAAAGACTTTGATGAAAAAGAATTATATAAAAAATGCGGATTTAAAAAAGACGATGATTTTTCTTTACAAATAAAGTGGAATATTACAATCGGAAAAGTCGTTTATAATACATATGTATATGGTAAGACTGTTGGACGTTCCAATAATGAAAATAAATACGATTTTCCACCACCAATTGATAAAAAGTTATTTTTTGGTAATTGTGCTATTGTAACAAAACACAAAATAAATGATGAACAATTTCAATATGTCAGCTTAACAACTGAATTGTGGGAAAAAATGTATGAAAAATTATTCGGGGGGTTTTATGATTTATCAAAGTATCAAGAAGAAGATGAATCAGAAGAAGACGAGTTAGAATGCGTTCCAGCAAATAACAAAACAAAAGAAGGATACTTAAAAGATGGTTTTGTAGTAGATTCACAAGATGACAGTGAAGTCAGTGATACAGTTCATTCCGAAGAATTGACAATGCAAAAACAATGGGATAGTATTTCAGAATTAAGTGCAGAAGATTATGAATATTAAAAATAAAAATGAAATACATTTAAATATATATTATAAATTGTAATTAAGATGTCACGATCATTAAAGAATATTGATAACCCGGATGAGTTTCGTAAAAATATAAGATTACACATAAACAATATTATAAATAATAGTAAAAATTCTTTAAACTTAGAAAAAGGCATTTTTAATTATTCTTTACAAGAAGCAACTACCCGTAAAGTAATTAAAAAATGGAATAATCCTTATTTTATACAAATTTATACTGATAGACTAAGAACTATTTTAATTAATTTAAAAAATATTGATAATAAACTTATAGAACACATAAATGATGGAATTATACAACCACATACAGTTGCTTTTATGACACATCAAGAAATGTATCCAGCAAAATGGGAAAAACAGTTAGATTTAAAAAGTAAAAAAGATAAACTTAAATCAGAAAATAATATTGAAGCAGCAACAGATACATTTAAATGTAGAAAATGTAATAAAAATGAATGTACTTATTATATGTTACAAGTACGTTCTGCAGATGAACCAATGAATATATATGTAAATTGTATTAATTGTGGTAATAGATGGAAAACAAGTTAATTATTCTTTTGCGAGTATGTTATTTTATATGTAGTGTTCTAAAGTAATCCGACAAATAAATAAAAATAAAAATAAAAAATAAAAATACATAACAAATAAAAGCATGACCAAAATATAAAAATATATTTTTTTCTTTCGATAAAAATATATTTTCTTAAAATTGCATCTGGAAATTCATTTGATATTTTACGAATAAAAATAGAATATTTATTATTATACAAAGAAGTGTCAATAATGTTTAAATCCATTTTATTTCCTTCAATAAATATATGGGGACTTGTTGCACTGGTCATTCGCGACCAATCTGTAATATGCGTGGATGAATTTATTACAGTATCAAGCTTACCATAATATTTTAACATTATAGCAAATATACTTTCATTAGCCAGTCCTCCATCGCATATAGTATTAAATAACTTATTATTATGAATCATAAAATTTATACAATCAATTGCGTGTTCTTTTGTTAAAATAAACCACGGTGCATTAGCAAGTCGCAATTCATCTGGTAATAAATATAGATTAGCTCTTTTATGTAAATGAATATTCCAATAACATTGAGAATGTGACATAATGCTTTGTTTCATATTTTTAAAAAATAAATATCGAAATTTATCGGATGGTATAATTGGACAACACGTGTCAGTTAAAAAACAAAACCATATATTTGCACTATCGTGTTTCAACGCAAAATTCATTACAGAAATATATGCGGGCACTACATGATAATATGAAGTATTGCATATATACTTTAAAGGTATTGCGTGCTGTTTAATCCATTCTGAATTTATTTTATTGTAATCTTTATAAAAAAAATATATGTTTATAATATCTTTATTTGGTTTTATCCATTCTTTCCAAATTTCTTCTTTATGTAACTTATGTTCATAGTTAATTATAAAACATAATGCAACTTTATTCATTATGTTTTATAAATAATAAAATCACTTTAATTATTTAATTACTTTAATTTTATATATATTTAGAAATTAATTAACTCCAAGTCTTTAAGGTTCCAATATTCACTTCCTCCACCTGGGATTGGTCTTCTTATAATAAATGGTATTTTTTTTTGCTCTAATTCTAATTCAGCAATAATATGACTGTCAATTATATTTTCATTTAACTTAATTAATGGTTTTGCTCCAGTTTCAATTTGTTTAGAGCGCTGTCCTAACACTTTCGCTTTTTCATATTTTGTTAAAAAGGGAAGGGTTTTATGCAACGGGTCAACAATAATATTATAAGAATCTCTTGTAACTTTTGAGAATGCAGTTATTTCATCATAATTATGATTAAAACATTCTGGATGAAATTCCATAATATAACTTTTATTTATATCATCATCAAATTTTTGTAAATAATTCTCGTTTTCATATTCTTCTTCATCGTCTTCTTCTTCCACTATATCTTCATCATAATTTTCTTCTATTATTTTAACTTGACCTTTTTTACCTCCTTTTTTATTTTCTAAAGTTTTATTATTTTTCATTTTATTATTCGTCTTATTTTCTTCTTTTTCACTGTCATCGTCATCGTCATCTTCGTTATCGTTAATAATATCATCATAATCACTATCATATTTGTCTATAGCACCACCATCATAAATTTCTTCCTCTTCAGCCTCAACATCATTTTCATCTTCCTCTTCTTCTTCATCGCTTACGATTTCATCAATTTCTTCTCCTTCTACATCTACATCTACTAATTTATTATCCTTTTTATCTGTAATTTGCAATTTTTTTACGGAATAAAACCCATTAATACTATCATCGCTATCACTTTCATAATCACTATACTCAAAATCACTCATTCTTATAAATATATAATAGATTACTTTTATATTTATTAAATCAATTTTTATTTAAACTATTTTTCTTCGGTTGGGTTCCAAATAGTATCGCACGTGCTACATAAGTAAATATATTTCATATTAATTGTATCATACCGAATATAAATAATTTCTCGTTCATTATTTTCATCCTCAACTTTACTCATATTTGTTTTACAATTTTCATTTGGACATAACACATTATTTATTCTTGGTAAAGTAGGGTCAAATTTAGTATATTTATTTACAATGTGACTAAAATCTATGTTACTTTTATTGGTTTGAATTTTAGAAATGCAAATATTATCAACATTTAATTCATTCTCTTCATTACCACAGTTTCGACAATAATATAATAATTGATTTGGATTTGTACTACTAATTTGAATATAACACATATTTTCACAGACTTTACAAAAATGCATTTTAAGTTTTATAATATACTTAATTATAATTTATTTATTTCATTTTTTTATTATTGTTATTATTAGTATGAATAAATTATTTTTAAAATTGAATTAGAATTATTTTATATTATAATATAATAATTATAATGGATATGTCACACTTTAAAGACCTAGGTGAGTTTTTATCAAAGCATAGCAGTAAAAATGATAAGAACACGTCTCAAAAAATTACACATACAAGAATCGGTAATAAAGAAATGAATATTTATGGTGGGTCATATATGATACCAACTGAAAATTTGAAAGAATTCTATAAATTATATTACGATGATGTGTTTGTTAAAAAAAAAAGAGAATATTTAACAGAAAAACAACTAGATACTGAATGTCCATTATTAGTTGATTTTGATTTTAGATATAGTTATGATGTAGAAGAGAGAAAACATTCAAAAGATTATATTATTGATATGATAAATTTATATTTAGAAGAACTTAAAAACTTCTTTATTTTTGAAGAAAATAAACCATATTACATCTATATATTTGAAAAAAAAAATGTAAATAGATTAGCAGATAAAACATTAACTAAAGATGGAATCCATATGATGGTAGGCATACAAATAGATCACGTCATGCAATGCATGATCAGAGAGCGAATGATAACAAAATTAGAAGAAACTTGGGACTTACCTCTTATAAATTCATATGATGCCGTATTAGATGAAGGAATCAGCAAAGGTACTACAAATTGGCAATTATATGGTTCAAGAAAACCAGATAATGAGGCTTATGAATTTACTTATTATTTTGCAATTAATTATGATACTCATGATGGCGAATTTATGATGGATGAATTAACAATTGAAGAGTTTGATATTAAAAATAATTTTTACAAATTATCTGCACAAAATAATAATATACCAAAATATGAAATTAATCCTAAGATTATTGATGAATATAATAAAAGATTAAATAAAAAAAAACCTCAAAAAAATGCTATCAAAACTAAAATGAATCTTATTGTAGATGTAGAAAATGATATAATAAATAGTCAAGGTATTCAATTAGATGAAATTACAAATGGAGATATATTACAAAAAGCAATTGACCACATTTTTAAAAATTTAAAAACAGATGAGAGAGAAATATATGAAACTCATTTATATACTCAAGCATTGCCATCTAAGTATTATGACCCAGGCTCACACTTATTAAATAGACAGGTGGCATTTGCACTAAAACATACAGATGAGAGATTATTCTTATCTTGGGTAATGTTACGAAGTAAAGCAACTGATTTTGATTATAACACCATACCATCATTATACAGCGACTGGTGTAAATATTTTAACATATCTAAAACGGGTGTTACTAGAAGGTCTATTATGTATTGGTGTAAGCAAGACAATTTTGAAGAATATGAAAAAATAAAGGCAACTACATTAGAACATTATATTGAGCTATCACTAGAAACACAAACCGAACACGACATTGCGCAGGTTATTCATCACAAATATAAAGACGTATACGTATGTGTAAGTTTTGATAAAAAAGGAATATGGTATGTATTTAAAAATCATAGATGGGAAATAGATCGTGGTCTTACACTTAGGTTAAAAATTTCTAAAGAAGTTCATAGTCTTTATTCTAATTTAAGAGAAGTTTGTCAAAATGAATATCATCATTTTGACCAAAATGATGATAGGGCAGAGTTTTTAAAAAAAAGAATGAAATATTTATCTGATATTATGCAGAAACTAAAAAAAACAAATGATAAAAATAATATAATGCGTGAAGCAGCAGAGTTATTTTATGATCAAGAATTTATTAAAAATATGGATACGAATAAATATTTATTGTGTTTTAATAACGGTGTAGTTGATTTCAATAATAAGATATTTAGAGATGGGTACCCTCAAGATTATATCACAAAAACAACAAGAATTGATTATATACATATTGATGAAATAACGCATTCTGATATTATACAAGAAATACAAGATTTTATGAATAAGTTATTCCCAATTAAAGAGGTAAATTCTTATATGTATGAACATTTAGCGTCCTGTTTAATTGGTACTAATAAAAATCAAACATTTAATGTTTATCACGGGAGTGGCAGTAATGGTAAATCAATTCTTGCGGACTTGATGTCATTTGTTTTAGGAGATTATAAAGGAACTGTACCAATTACTCTTGTAACAGAAAAGAGAAATACGATTGGAGGCACATCATCCGAAATTATTCAGTTAAAAGGTATTAGATACGCAGTTATGCAAGAACCCACTAAAGGTGTTAAATTAAATGAAGGTATTATGAAAGAATTAACCGGTGGCGACCCAATTCAAGGAAGAGCTCTTTATAGTGAAAGTGAAACATTCGAGCCACAGTTTAAGCTTGTAGTGTGTACAAATAATTTATTTGATATTGAAAGTAATGATGATGGTACTTGGAGAAGAATTAGAAAAGTAGATTTTATATCAAAGTTTATAGATGACGACGAACAATATAATGATGAAAGCGAATATGTTTATAAAAAAGACAAGTCTTTAAAAGAAAAGCTTCCTATTTTCGCACCAATTTTTGCAAGTATGTTAGTAAAAGTTGCATTTGAAACGAATGGTAATGTTTTTGATAGTGAATATATTTTAAATGCATCATATAAATACAGAATTGGTCAAGATCATATATCAGCATTTATTAAAGAAAATATTATTAAAACGGGTGATAATAAAGATCGCATTAAAAAACAGGAGCTTGTTAATCATTTTAAATTCTGGTTTACACAAGAACAAGGTAATAAAAAAATGCCAAAAGGAGAAGAATTATATACTTATATGGATAAAAAATATGGGTGTCATAAACAAACTGGTTGGCACGGAGTTAAAATACAGTATCCAGAAGATGACGCAAACGAAATAGATGATTTATAATTTTATATATACATTTTGTGGAAATAAACTTATCATTTTATGTATAACAAAAATAATATATCCTATAATAAAACTCCCTATAAAAGGATATATAATCATTAAAAATATAATAACTATGTGCGTTTTAAAATTATTATTAGATTTATAATAAGCATAAATTGCAACAAATATATAATATATTATTAATAATAATATAAAATAATAGCGAAGGTCGCCGTTACTTTGATCTTCATAATATGTTTTTCTGTCATTTGTAATTATGTTAGAAGACATTGATTTAATCTTATTTTCAAGGGTTTGATTTTCTACTTTATATTTTTTTAATAGTTCAATAATGTTATTAAAGTTAATAGTTAAACCACCATAACTATCTATCTCGGTATTTATTATTTTAAACTCGTTATTGAATTTGTTTAAATACACGTCACTTATATGGTCTGCCTTTGATTTCAATGTTTTTTCAATATATTCATTGTATCCAGATTCACCTTGAGTAAATGTTATATATTCTTGGGTAGCCTTTTCTAATTGTGTGGGGGCTGTAACTAAATTACTTTTTGCGTCTAAATACTTTTGTTTTAAGTCTTCATTCTTTTTCTCTTGTTGGCAAGAAGGACCACAAGATAAAACTTGGTTTGCGCTATTAATAAAATCATTGAATTTATTAATATCAAAATTATTCATTTTTACTATATTATAATTATATATTATTGTTTGTAGCTTAAAGCATTACTAGGATTTACAAACGTATTTAATGTAATATCTGGTTTTTTATACACGCGGGTTTGCTTTGTTAATATATTATTTATAAAAGTTTCTTTTATAGCATTACTTTCTGAAGAAGTTTGTTGTTGTTGCTGTGTTGGACAACTCATAAGTATGCTGGATGTCTTTTTGGCCCACGGGTCAATAGTGCTAGTTGGCTCGCTATTTATTTGATGTTTTGAAGGTTGACTAAACATCCAAGAATATTTTTGATAATTCATATTATCGCGGTTCCAAATAGATAAGAAACGCGTAATAACATAAATGCCACCTATAAACGATATAATTACTAATAAAACAATATATATATTTTTTGGTAAAAACCCATTATTAAACAACATTGATAAAATTATTATAGGAATGAGCAAAAATACAATTGTTTTAACAAGAGTAGTATGTTCTGCATATTTCTCTCCATAATAATTATTAATTTCAATCAAGCGAATTTTATTATTATTTTGTTCTTCCAATAATGCGATTCTTTTCTTTGTTTGTGACAGTTCAGATTCTACTATATTAATAGCGGCGGTTTGCTCTTGTAGCACATCTTCTGAATTTGTTAAGGTATGTTTAAAGTAATTATTTACATCATTCAATGTTTGATATAAATTCATACGCATTTTAGAAATTTGATTAATTTTATTAATTATCTCTTCTTGTTGTTTCGTTGTTATATTTGTATTTGTATCTAATGTATTGATTAATCCTTGTTCTATTTTTTGCAATGATTGAATATCTATCAAGATTTGTTTATTATTATTTTGTATTTCTGACAAAGACATTATATAAATAATATTAATATTATTTATTTTTTATACTTACTGTAATTAGAACGGCGCTAACTGCTAAAAATGACCAAATTAGATATTTATAGTTTTGATGTAGTATGATTTTATCACTTTCATGAAGAATATTATCGATATTTAAAGTTATACTTGATTCTGCAAGTTTATGTTCTTTATTTGTAATATTCTTCATTTCTTTTAAATAATCTAGGTTTTTGTGGGTTAGATTATATATA